CATCCGTGACCCGCGCACGTCCCACGATCAGATTGTTGGCTGTCGCCGCGTTCTGGTGTTCCAAACTGTCAAGCTGTTCGTCGCGCTCGTCGCCTGCGACCAATGAAAGTGCAAGTGTCAAGCGGTCCAGTTGGATCAAGTCCATGCGCTCTTTGCCCGCTGCGGCAAGAGACGGTGACAAAGTTCCGCTAAATGCCGATTTTGTGCCGCGCGTTGTGACGGAGCCGGACACGACTACATCGGTTCCGTCAATTGTCGTTTCGGCATCTGACAGAGCAAGAAAGCCTTTGCTTTGGCTATAGCCTGTTCGCAAAACTGAAGATGCAAAGCGATTGGGCGATGACAGGGCAGTGAACGTCGGCGATGATGCGTTAGCCCGATACCAGCCGCGCTCGGGTTGGCTGGCCCCCGCGTCGACCATATAGCCGAATGACTGGCTGACAGCCGCGTCGGAAACGTCCAGCGCCTGCACCATCCATGCCAGGTGCTTTCCAGCCGCTTTTATGAATGGCGTTGGAAACGTAAACGTCACGTCCGGGCGGTCAGTCCCGCCAGCCGTCAAGCCCAACTCGGCCAGCGTGTAATCCTGCTCGAATAGCTGGGTGCAGTTTTCGGGAATGGTTTCTGTCTCGCCGTCTGGCCGTTGGTAGACCTCCAGTCGGACCTTTGTCGCGGTTCCTGCCACGTATTGGCGGTAAATGGTTAGGTCTCTGATTACGGTTCCAGTTGCTACTCCGTCCAGCAAAAGCGCCGCCGCGTATTCACCAAAGGCTGTCCCGCCAAATTGCGTCGTTGCCGGGTAGCTTTCAACGTCAGTTGAAACTGCGTCTGCAATATCTCCAAGGCCGTCACTAACGTCTCGTGATGTTGCGAAGTTGGCGTCAACGTCAGTTTCGATTTCATCCAATCTCGCCAATGTAATTCGCGGCTGTTCAACGTCAAAGCCGATCTGCAATTGCGTTGTCGTGCGCGGCGCGCTGCCATCTGTGTATGTTGTTACATCCCCCGCGCTGTAATAATATCCACCGCTATCACTTGTTGCGCTGTCAAAGTTCACGCCGCTTGCCGGGGTATAAAACCCAATCTGATCGCCTGCGCTTACTGAAATTGACACTTCAATATCGTTTGCCCCAGCCGACAATGCAACGTCGGTATCGCTGCCAACTTGCGTCATTTCCCCTGACAGGAGGGTGAAGCGTCGAAACTTGATTGTGACCCCTGTTGATGCATATGCACGCAGTCGCGTGATTGTCCCGTCGTAATCAACAGGATCTGCGAATGCGTATGTTCCAGCGTTTGCCGCGCCACCGCCAGAAACTGGAGTAACTCCGCGCCCGATTGTTTCAGTTACATCAAGCCTGCCATCTATATATGCCTCGCTGGCGTATCCGCTCAATTCGGCTTGCACAAAGGCAGTGGTTGCCAGTTGGGTTGTGTTTGTACTTGCGGCTGCTGTTGGCGCTGTTGGCGTCCCAGTCAGGGCAGGCGATGCAAGCGGCGCCTTTAGGTCAAGGTCGGCTTGGGTAACAACTCCACCAGCCTTTTTATACCAGTTCGCCGCGTATGTGGTTGTGCTTGCGCCATCAATCAGCGCGATTACCTGATCGCCAATAGCAAAGGACACGCTGTCAATGGTGCCAGCCGTTTCCGCGTCCCAATATTCACCAGCCGTGGTTGATGTAGGGAATGCCCCGCCAGAGGCATCCCATCCACCCTGAAAACTCAGGTCGGAAGGCAAAGCGATGTTTGCCCCGATTACAGCCGGGAATGTGTCTGCGCTTGGTCCAGAGCCTACTGTGATTGAAAAATCACCTTGGTCTACAGCCTCGATCCAGAATTCAAACGCGCCGACCTTTTCCGGATCGCCGTCGCCAGTTACGAATGTTGTCCCATTGCCCAGCGTAGAGCCGCCAGACGCAGCGTCGTAGATCGTCGCTAGACTGCCTGCGTCATCCCGCACGGTGACTAGAGCGCCTGCTGTGGCGTCCCCCTGAGCGTCCCTGACGACCTGTCTGTATTTAATGCGGCTCATGCGTCGTGCTTTCTTGTGTCTTGGACAATAAAGACGCCCTTAGCGCCGATCCTGGTTCCGTCTGCGAATGTCACCCACGCCTCAGCGTAGCGCCTGCCGGGGGGTAACTCCGCGCTGTCTGCGTTGGGGATTGTAAAGCTGATTTTGTAATCGTCCACAACGGATAGTTCACCGCCTGTCAGGCTGTATGACAGAAGGTTAGTCCCAGAGATGCTATTCCAGACATCAAACGTGATTTCGGTTGCTGTGCTAAAGTCGCTTGACGTGCTGTCTGTCAAAACGAATGACTTGTCTGCGTTTTGCAGGATGCACATTTCAAACCGGCTTGAGCAACAATCTGACATTCTGGTTCTCACAATTTGGCTTGTTGCGCTCAGGGGAAGCGACACGGGACAAGGGCTTGCTTGCGCGCCAGTAGCAAGAGACAATCCCCAAGAGATTGCAAGGCTCATTTTGGCACATCCAATCCCGCTGCTTTGCACTCACGTTCCAGAACGTCGATGCGCGCTTTCAGTTCTGCAATCTTGGCTGTGTCTGTTTTTCGGGGGATTTCCCGCGTTTTGATTGTGACCTTTTCGGGCGTTGGCGCTGACTTCATGCGGTCAATTGTGTCTGCCAGTTTGTCGGCTTTTGTCTTTTCGCGTTTTGCCTCTGCCTTGGCCTTTGCAAACTTTGCATTGGCTTCGGTCAGCTTTTGTTCTGCATCGGATGCCGCGGCTTTTGCCTCTGCCTTGGCTTTTGCCAGCTTTGCATTGACTGACGTTAGCGCGGCCTGAACCTCGATCTGCATTTCCTTTTTTGCCTGCGTTACCGCGTCAGCAATGGCCGTCTTGGCAGGCTGTGCCGCAAGTGCTTGCGCAAGCGCTTCCCGCGTCTTTGCGTGTGCGGCTTGTTCCCGGATTAGGTCTTGCTTTGTGATGGTCACAGTACCGCCTCCCCGCCATGAAACTCTGCGATAAGTTGCGCATTTTCACCAGCGACTGACGTTACCGCAAATCGAACATGGGTAATGCTTCCCGCAGGATATGATCCAAGTGTGCTGCTTGATCCGCTAGAAGATCCGGTGCTGCTTTGCTCTATCAAGTGATAGTCACCTGTGGCAAAGTCCAGAAAAAACCGCACAGTTGAGCTTTCGCTAACGGCTGGGTTGATGATTGTCACCGCGCTGGAAAACGTGGCCCCGTCATCACTGACGGAAATGGCAATTGACGACCGCGACGGATCGCCTGACGATGCTGTGGCATTAACCCATACGCCGCCATACTCTGCCGCCCCTGAAAAATCGCTATTGCCGGATGATGCACCAGTGCGCTGAACAAACAGCGTGCGGCTGGCAATGCGCGGTGCCCCGGCTGATCCCTCAGCAACAGCAATGTGGTTTTGCGCCAAAGCCTGCACAAGTTCCGACGTGACAGGCGCTTGGGGCTGCCATTCTGCGGATGCAATCGCGCGGTAAGTCGTCATGCGATCACCTCGCCGTCGATCTGTTCAGCGTTGGTGCGCTTGGCCATGAATCGCGCAATCTTCGCGTTCAACAATCGCCTCAAGTCTGCGTCCTCAATCTCATCCATAATTAAATCCAGATCGGCCAAAGTCAGGCACCCTTCACCATCATCAACCGCAACGCCCGCGCGCAATGCGTCGTTGTCCTTCATGGCTAGACGCAAAACATGCTGCAAGTTTGTTACGCCTTCATTGTTGGCCAACTCACTAGGGCGTTGCTTAAGTAGGTCGTTTGCAGTGTCTCGAAAGTAAGCGTGCATTCATCGCCCCTAGAAAATCTGATACGGCCCAGTGCCATCCGGGAAAAGCAATGTGCTTTCGTCCACTATATACGTTCCGACCCGTTTTTGAAACTCTGTCGTTCCTGCGTCATCGTAATCAGCGCGGCTGTTTTCTGTGATGAACCCATACCGCCCTTTGAACTGATAGCTTTCGGCAATGACCTTTAGCATATGCCCCGGCGCTGTTTCCTCAACAGACGTCACCTGCATCTCAGTTGGTGCCACAGCGCCAAACACGTCCTGAATTGTGTGCGATGATACCTCAACAAGATCGGCGGGGTCTACGCTTGTTCTGTCCTTGGCATCGACGTTAAACGTCAGGCGCTGCGGCGTGTCCCGATACCGTGCCAGCATCCGATTGCCGATTGACGATGCCACAGCGTCGTCACCAACCGAACCAAGCCAAGGCAAGAAAATTACCAATTCCCTGATCTGGTCATATTCATCCGCGCTTTCCGCATCGGCATCAACCGTCACAAAAAGGCGCTTGTAGTTTTCGCCGTCAGACACGCTGTCGCTTGCTGAAATGTACCCATGCCAAACCAGAACCCGCGAAAGGCGCTGATCGTCCAAATCCTCGCGGATTGCGCTTTTCTCTAGGATTTGACTGGCATCGGTTAGCTGTGCAAACGTCTCATTATACCCTGGCGGCCTGTTTGTCTTTAGCTTGACCTCTTGGCTGATTTCATCCCACCAAAAGACAACGCCAAAATCCGCCAATTCCCCTAGCAGCTTTCTAACCGCAGTGGGCTTGGCCACGGTTCGCGTCAACCGTACCGATGAAAGCCACGTTTTGATTTCCGTTTCCCAGTCTGCCGATGGAATGAACGATGCGTCAACACCCGCAAATGTCGTCAGCAAGTCCTCTGCGACGGTGTAGATGGTAGACGCCTCAACCCTGTAGCAAAGCTGCACAGTATCCCCGGCGTTGTGGGATGCCGCTTCGGTTCCATCCAGACCGCGCGCTGTAATGTTGATTGTGTCTGCCGTGCCGCCGTCAAATGACAGGATTTCAGAGCCGATCGCAATGCGGCCTTCCGTTCCGTAGGCGGTCCCGTCGCCTGCCGTGGCAAACGTTAGCGTCCCGGTATAACTGTCGCTGAACCCGTCCAGCGTTTTTCCAACAGACGGCGCAGGGCATTGTGCAAATTCATCATCTGCCAGTTTGAGCGGGTCTTGCGCGGTGATCTTGATATTGCCGCTGCTATCTGGACCGATCCATTCGGTTATGATGTAATGCCGGGTACGCATGTCTGCGATAACGTCCCCGACGTATCCATTCCGCACGCGCAATGCGCGCCCATAGTAATATGGATTGCGCGCCCTCAGCTTGGCAAAATAAGTGCCCTGCGATGCCGGATTATATGTCCGCGTAGAAACGTAAGGGTCTGTGACCTGATCCGACCACGCGAAGTCTTTCAAGTTTACAGTCACCCGCGCGCGCTTGCCCAAACTGCCCAGCTTGTCATCCACACGGCCAAGAGCGATGCGCGTTGGATTGGTGCTAACGCTTTGCAGCGCAGGCCATATGATTTCGCTTTTGATGCCTGTCTTTTGGTTCTTTGAGAACCTGAGCGTGAGCGTTCCTCGGTCGAAGTTGTCCGGGTCCTGGCATGTTTTAAAGCTATTGAAGCATTCCGTGCCAGCCGCACCAGACGCTGTGCAGGGAGAACTGCCGTAGGTCAGTGTGCATTGGTCAACGTCAATTTCAACGATCTGCAACGGCTGGCGGGCAAGGCTACTCATGATAAAGCCGCCCGCTGATTGATAGGCTCATGTAGTCTTTTGGGCCGCTGTTGGTTGGTGTGATTGGCCCGCCTGATCGCCATGCGTAAAACAGATCACCATACTTTGTCGGTCGCCAAGCCCAAAAAGAGCCGTGGCCTTGGTTCCATCTGTTTTGGAATGCCTGCCACGTTGCGCCGCGCAAGAATGTTGGTGTGATGTTGTTAAACTCTGTGGAAAAGGTCGATCCCCGTTCCGCAAACGAACTGCCCAAGAGTTGCGCCCCCTCGGAAACGTTTGTTCTGAGGTCAACTTGTGTTGGAGCGATTGGCGGCGTGTATCCCTGGTAGATCCGCTGCGGCATTATGATTTCAGCGCCAAACCAAATCACGCCAACGGAAATAAGGTCAGACGCGGTTAGGCCCGTTACGACGATATCCCAATAGCGATGCGATCCATCATTCAGACGCCATGCCAGAGCCTCGTTGATACTTGGTGTTAGTCCCCCTGCGCCCGTGATGGTATAGGACACGTCATCATCGCTGTGCCGCACGTATGCGGTTCCACCGAGGTCTGCGACATTGTGCGCAGCAAGCGCGACAAGAGTTGGCTCTGCGCCTGATCCAAAGTCAATTTTCCAGCGCGCGCTAGTTCCTGTTATTGTTGCGGTCCATGGGTCAAAAGTTGTGCCGCTTTGCGCGTTGGATGCAGGGAGCACTTCTGTTGCCCCGGCGGTTGACGCCGTACCGGAGAATGCCGCGCCAGTGAAGAACGGATTGTTTTCTTGGTCTGCGGTTGCCAGCGCGGATGCGCGCGATGGTGTGACTGCTATACTCATGCCCGCACCATAATTGGAATTCCCCGGTCCTTGAAATTGTCGATTAGCGCCGATGCCAGCCCGTCGATCGCGCTAGGGTCTGTTGCCAAGTCGCCTCTGCCTGACACTTGCAGATCCACCATGAGCGATTGCTGTGACACTGCCGCAGTTGCACCACCGCCACCGCCACCGCCGCCTGCGCTTGTTCCGCCGCCGACTTGTTGAGACGATATATTGCTGATCAACATTCCTGTTTTAGCCAATGATGCCGCAGTAAATGCCGCCGCGACTGGTGGCCCGCCGATCTTCATGCCCGCCTTCCATGCATCCACTGCGGCCTCGTATCCGCTAATGACCGCATTGGCGATTGATGCCGCTTTGCCGATGGCAAATATCTTCTTATTTCCAGATTGCATTAGGGACGCCACATCACCAAGGGCGCCCTGCACGCTTTGGATCATGACCTGCCGTTCTGCGTCTTTTATTGATGATAGTTTGCTTTGGTATTCCTGCTCAATCCTAAGCCGCGCCTCGTTGTGTCCGCCAAGGGCTTCTAGTTCAAGCGCGTTGAAGTCATTTAGTTTAGTGAGGCTTTCCGCACGCCAGTTTTCAATTACCTCGCCTTGCGTCATGAGACTTTTTGCAAGCGCGCCGATCGTGTCAGGGGTTCCGCCGCCCCCGCCTCCGCCAGACTTTCCGCCTCCGCGCGAAGAGAACGTGCCGCCTCCTGCCGATGGCGGCCTGAAATCTTCATACTCAAGATCAAGCAGGCTAACGCCATCTCCGGAAGTCATCCCCGGCGGCAGTTGCTTTGCGAAATTGTAAGCGTCCCAAGCCTTGGCGGAATTCTCAAGGTTTGTAGCAAGTCTAGCCGCTGAATCGGCTGCTGAACCAATGCCGCTCTCAATATCAATTGCGGCAAGGCGTGACGCCGCAAGTTCGGCATCCAGAAGTGCGGAATAAACTTTCCGCGTTTCTTCGTCCATTTCGCTAACGCCGCCAGTCGCTGCTACCAAAGCGTCCTTAACTCTATTGATCGCTGCGCGCTGTGCTTCTGGACCTTCGGCGCTGCCCATCTCCTTTAGCGCACTGACAAGTTCGTATGCCTGATCGCTGCTCGCATCCATCGTGCGGATAATTCGGCGAAACGCTTCCTCAGCGCCCGGGACAATAACCTGCCCCATGTCGTCAACCACAGTATTGAGATTGCCGAATGCGTCAGAAAGTTGCATCACAGCGGCGCTTAGTGCCATTTCGGCTTCTAGGCTTGCAATCTCCCTTTGTGCTGCAAGAACCTCACCAACTGCCAGCGCGTATTCGCCATATTTCTCTGTCAGGTCAAATATTGATGTTCTACTGAGTTCTTGCGCTGCGTTTACCGCCTCAAGGGCTTCTGCAAGGGCTTCTAGGTTTTGCGAAAGTGTTTTTGCACTTCCGGCCCCGTCCATCAGGGCAAGAGAAAGCGGCGCAGCAATGGCGATTGCCGCACCTGCAACCGCGCCCCATGCGCCAAAGACGCCTAAAAGCTGTGATGCCTGCTGACCGAATGCCGTGATTGCGCTTGTGCCGCCGCCTACCTGAACGGCAAAGTCCCCGACCTGGTAACCAGCTTGTTGAATAACTGCGTTATTGCGCCCGATTGCGGTCATCAGTCCGCCAGTAGCAGCCGCCGCCTCACCAGTTGAACGCCGGAACGCCACCTGCGCGCCGCTGTAATTTGCGGCTGCGCGGGTTGCGCTTTCGTATGCTTGCTCTGCGCCTCTGATTGCACTTGCGGCTTGTTTTGTCGTCACAACACCAGCGCGTTCGGCTGTGTTGATACGATCAAGAGCACGCTGGTAGTCTCTAGTCGCCGCCTCTAGCCCGTCTAGGCTTTTCTCCAGCTTCTTAAACCCAACGTCTGCCGCCGTTGGGTCTGCTGTGATTTCAATTTCAAGTGCAGGGAGCGCCATTTAGTCCTCGATCAGCCTTTTAAATCTAGCTACTTCGGCGCTTGACAGTTTCCCCGGCTGGTTTCTCTGCGCCTTTGGCTTTTCTATTTCAAACAGATACCAAAAGTGCCTTGGCCTCATAGACCAGAATTCAGACGGAGAGACATTCCACTCATGAACCGACTTTTGAAACGCCCACTTTACGAAGCGGGCGGTTCCACGTTTCCCGATGTATCGCCCTCATCGCTTTCTTCCGGCGCGCCATCCATGAGGATAATCAACAGCCAATCAATTGCCTCAAGTGCCAGCTTTAGCTTTTCCGCCTTGTCTGACGTTCTCACGGCTTTCATGATTTCCGCATGAACCTCACGAGGCGTTACGCTTAGCCCGGCCTCTGACAGCATGGCCGCATAGGCTTTGGAGATCTGCGTAAACCGGATGTTACTGCCAGTGGTCCTCATCTGAACCAACTCGCCAAAGGTAATGACCTGTTCAACCGCATCTGCGGCGTAAAACACTTGGTCCTCTTTTAGCGTGGCAGTTTCACCATTCCACGTCAGTTTGATTTGCTTCATCAGCTTGCCGTGATTGCGCCAGAGCTTTCCAGCGACATTGTGAATGTGATAGTGTCGGCTTGCTCGCCTGTGGCCTCAAAGGACGTGATGAAGAAAGATCCTGTGTAGGTCGCAAAGCTGCCAAACTCAATCTGGAAGTCATGCAGTGCTGCGCTTGCGCCAGCCGCTGCGGCAAGGGTTGCAAATGTCGCAACGGTTGCAACGCCAGTGCATGACATGGACATGGATTTGAGCGCCACATCGTCCAGATATGTACGCACGCCAGCGTCATCTTTGTCTGTGATGTCGATTGCTTCGTTGTTGAATGTCAGGCTGTCAGTGCGCGCGCCCGCGACTACCGCCATTCCTGCGCCCGGATCGTAGCTGATCCGTAGGTCGCGACCGCTTTCCGCTGCCATTGGTGCAAACTCCTTTGCAAGTTTGCGCTAATGTATCACGCCTCTGCAAAGTTGCAAAGCCTGTGCGTTAGGTCAAGAAGTACGTGACCCGAAACGTTCTGATAACGTGCGTTGTTAATCCGTCAGGGTCCATTATCATCGTGCCATTCTCGAACAAGCAATTCACGACATTCGCGCCGGATACCGTCAGGTCATACCTATGCAGCGCGTCATAAATGGTATCTGAAAGACCCAGCGGAACCGCCAGCGTATTGCCCCGGCTCCACACGTGAACATCAATCGTTACGTCTGCACCTGTGTCTGTTTTTGTATCAAACGCCGATGGCGCAACAATCGAAACAGTCACGAAAGGGAACGGCGCGTCATCCTCGCTGTTGATTGACTGAGGAACACGGGTATAAATCGCGTGCGTCTGATATGCACCAGGGACTGATCCTAGCGCGTCAGTGATGGCAGTCACGGCCCCAAGCCGCGCAACAATGGCGTCCTGCAATTCTGTCAGGTTCATTTCAGCGCGTCCCCCAATGCGCGCTCAAGGCGCTTGATGTATTTCGGCTTGATTTTCTCGACCGCAGGCCGAAAGAATGGGCGCGCTGCCATGCTGATCGTGCCGTATTCGAGGTGTTCAGCGTATTCTAGTTTGGTTCCGACGATGGCAGTCAAATTCCCCATAGTGCCACGGTAGATACTGCCAATAAGTCGGCCAGTGTCTTTGGCCGGCGGATCGCCCTCCGCTGATGCCGTGTGCGTCGCGCTAAGGTTCAATCGGCCCTTCACTGATCTGACATAGCCCTCACTGTCACCAGCGAAAATGTTTGTCCATCCCGTCGATGCGTCATAAATCCTGTAGTATGTCGTACCCCGCCCCGGCTGCCGCAGGCTATCCTTAACATCCGCCTCTAAATCAAATGCAGTCCCCATGACCGCTTTTGATGCGGCTTCCTTCACCTCGTCAGACGCCCGACGCAATGCCCGCTGCAATTCCTCGCCGCCGTCAAGTTTGATCGTCGTCGTCATACCGCAACGCCCAAATCCGCCGTGATTTCAAGCCACTGATCCGCAAAGTCAACGTTATTCACAAAGCGGATATTATACGCGCGGCCACGAATAACCGCCCGATCGGCTGCACTCAGGTCTGCAAAATATCGAATAACGATCTTATGAGATGCTGTAGCCTCAACCCGCTGCGATGCCCACCGCTCAGAGCCGCTCAGAGCCTTCACCATGGCCCTAGTTGGCGCGCCAGCAATGGTTGACCATGCTTCTGTAAACCCGCCTGAGCCGTCCCCTGTGCGCGTCTTGCGCTCAAACGTGACAGGCTCCCGCAATTGGCCCGCGCTGTATTTGCTTTTTGATCCACAACACTTTGCCATATCAAATGGACCTCCGCACAACGGTTATAGACGCGCTGCCGCTTGCTGCCCTTGCCCATACCCGCGCCTGACCAACTTGGCTTTGACATTCAAAGTCCCACCGTGGCGGGAAACTCTCAACCAGTATATGCGCCGCATCAATCGCTGGTGCTGTCGCGCTTTCGTTGAAATGCAAGCGAACATTTTGAGCGGTGTAGACTTGTAGCGCCAAAGCATTATTGCCGCCCAGTATCTCAGTCCAAGCGTCATCGGTTAAATCAAATGCCAGCGTATGCATTAAATCCGCGCCACCCGGTATTGATTAAGCATCCCCGCCACAGATGCCACGGCATCAACGTCGCAACAATCATCCCCGCGATGAGTGTAGAGATACGCCGCCGCCTGCTTTACAGCGCGCTTAAGAGCAGCGGGCACATCGTCAGCGGTCGCCCCATAACCAGCTACATAGGTGATTTCTACGCCATTCGTCGGGCGCGTCTCAATCGGCCACGTCTTGCCAGACTTTAAGCCGATACGCCCAGGCTTGCGGTATATATCAACGTCAAAGGTAGCCGCTACATCAACCGCCGTAGCGTTGCTGGCCTCATCATAAACGTTGATGCCCGTCACAGAGGACAACGGATAGCGCGGCAAGGTTACGTGCCCGTCACAGCTTTGAAGTTCGTTGATTGGCCCTTGAATAACGCCATCCCACCAATCGTTTGCGGATGATCCCGGCCACCGATCAAAAGCCAAGAGCCACGTTTGATTGATCAGGGCAAGCCCGGTGTTTTCTTCAACCATTTCGCGCGCTTCAGCGATATAGTCCGCCGCCTCTGCGTCTGGCAGTCCCGTCTCGCTTTCGCGCAATAGCGCGCGCAGTTCCGATGCCGTGACAGGTTCAACCGCTGGCGCAACGGTCTGCTTGTGGCCTCGATATGTATACAGGTCGCGCGGCGGTCTGAGGCTCATTTACTGACCTTTCGTGGCCGTCCGCGTTTCTTTGCTTCTGGCGGGGGGGCGATCTTTGTTTCCTCGCGCGGGTCAAACATGCGGCTTGCCGCGCCGTCTGCCAATGCCCATTCCGCCACTTTGCCAGCCACGATTGATCCTGGCGCGAAGTCCTCAACAATAGATCCGCGCGGCGCGCATCGGTATGGCTTGGTAATTTTGGCTTTGGTCATTTGGTTTCCCTGCGCTTAGTGACTGGGCGAACATGCCGCCCAGCTTCTAAAATCAGGTCGCGGCGACTGCGGTGCCGATGTAGGTTGTCGGCGCAACGTGCGGCTTACCCAGACGGCCCATGGTGGTCACGATTGCATCGGTTCCGGTTGTGCCGACATAGTTGACGCGAATGTACCGCTTTGATCCTGCATAGCCCAGAACGCCAGCAAGAACGTTGTCGTCCGTGTCGTCGGTCACAGTCACGGCGATCGTGCCGTTTGTCGTTTCCGCTGCCACAACGTCAACCGCGTCGGCTGCTGCGGTCGTGTCGGAATGCTGCATGGTGGCAGTAAAGCCTGCGGCTGTGCCCGCGTCAGTTACAACTCCGGTGATGACTTCGATAGCCGCAGCGGAAAATCCGCGCGTATCCAGCCAAGCCGATGCGTTAGGAGTGGTCCCTGCCAAGGTGTCAGTGGTCAGGTGAACACCTGAGTTGTTCGAAATATAGTCACGCATTGTTTTACCCCTTTGCGCTTGGAATGTCGGGCGGCAGGTTCACCGCCCGATCATGTTGATTATGCTGACATATCAATCAGCTTGAGAGCCTCGCCGTTGACCACATCTCCACCAACACGGCGGCGCATGTAGAACAGCACATAGGGCTTGGCAGTGTATGGGTCACGAAGGACGCTGAGGCCCTGACGGTCAACGATCTGATACGCTTGGCGCATGTCACCAACTGCGATAGACAGAGAACCCGTGGCCGGATCTGGCATATCCTCAAACGCTGCGACCGGATAGCCCAGCAGAGTAGCAGGCTGACCCGCCGCAATGCCCGGTTGCCACAGGTAAGCGCCGTCGCTGTCTTTCAGCTTGCGCGTCAGCTTTGTGGTGGCCCGGTTCATGAACCAAACCGCGTTGGCGCGATACTGCGCTTTCAGGCCATACAGCGCGTCGATCAATGCGTCCCCGCCATTTGGCGCGGCTGCAAATGCTCCGTTCACGCCAGTCTTGATTTGCTCAATCGACGTGCGCAACGCAGTGCCGTTGGGATAATCAAGAAAGCCGCGCGGCTTATCAACGCCAGTTCCGGTGACAAACGCGGATGCCTCTTCGCGGGCGAATTTGCCGCCTGCTTTCGAGATTGTCCACGCTTCCATGTTGATTTCGCCATCATCAAGCATTTTCTGCGTAGCCGCTGGCATTGCATACAGTTCATGCGTCGGAATGCGCCATTTGCCGATCTGTGCGGTATCGGTCTGCGGACGGCTGTCCGTTTCACCAACCCATCCCACGGAAAACTCATTGTCGTCGTAAAGACCCTCAAGAGCGTCTGTGGAGATGGTTTGCGCGGATGCGTAGGCCCGCATTGGCGACGTTTCGAAAACCTGAGTGACAATGCGGCCCGACATATCAGGGTTCACCACATAGCCGCCGTCGGGGTCTGACCCTACAGAAAGCGCCTTGAGTTCATCAGCGCCCATGGTGCGGTCGCCTTTGCGCAGATACATATCAAACGCGTTTTTGTATGCGTCCATGCCTTCTGCATCAAAAGCAAAGCCCCGATCGCCTGTGACCTGACGCGCCCACTTAGCGGCCTTTTGGTCAAGATCCACGTCTCCGGATTCTGAATGCCGATCACGCCGCTTTGCCGCCAGTGCTGCGTCGTCTGCGACCTTCTGGACTGCCTCAAGCGTCTGTTCAATCTTTTCGATCTTGGCTTTTGTTTCGGGTAGTTCCGCGCCGAATTGCTTGATCTCTTTGTCGCGCTCTGCGTCTGCGGCCTTGAATGCCTCAAAGCCTTTGTTCAGATCGGTGACGGCCTTCGTCACTTCGTTCATGTTGATGTCATCAGACATTTAGATGCTCCTGGAGTTGTTTGATTTGGTCCATGAGGGTTTTCATCCCCTCGCTTTTCGCATCATCCGACCCAGCATCCCGCTGCCCGCTGATTGCCTTGAAGCCGTGCAACGTCAGCGCTGCGGCTTCTTTGCGGCTGTATCCTGCATCCCGCAGGAACGCCTCAAATTCTCGTTCTGTTTGAATTGACTTAACGTCTGTAATGACCGCCGCCTCATTCATCGGGAAAGTCACCAGAGACACTTCGAAAAGGTCAATTTCCATCAGTTTGCGCACGCGGCCATTAGCCTCTGGCACAGCCTCTACTGTGCGGTAGCCAATGCTCATACCGTCAAGCGCGCCCATGCGCAGCAATGCCATAGCCTCACGCCCCTTGGCTACGTCCTTTGATAGGCGCCCTTTAACCCGCAGCCCGCGCTCGTCCTCTGCAATTTCATCCCAAACGCCGATCGGCTGGTCGCGGTTGTGCTGCCAGAGCATCTTGACCTTTTTGCCAGAGCCTAGGGTTTTGCGAAAAGCGCCGCGTTCAACAACGTCCATGCCCTGATCCACAACGCCAAAAACACTGGCGTAGCCTTCAAAGCTGCCATCCTCGTCTGGTTCTTTTTTCAGTTCGAATGACAGCGCCTTATGCTGAATGCTCATCTGCGCGCCTTTTGCGTTTGCATAGTTTGCAGAAACTTATCACGATTTTGCAAACTTGCAAAGGCGGCAATCAATCATCAAGCCCGACAGGCCGGAACACCACGGCACAACGGCAGTTAATCGTCGCCCCGCCAGGATGACCCGCCTCGCCTGGGAATTGGATCAACAGCGGATCATTGCTGGCCCATGGCATTTCAAACGGTTCATCCATCGCGCGCGACTGCCCGTCCATCGCCACATGATTAAACTCATCATCCGCGCCCCGCGTTCTGGCGTCGTAGGTCGCATTCCAAAACTTGCGCAACTCCAACCCGGTTTTCTTGGCAGACTGAAATGACGCAAAGTTGGCTGCCCCATGTGTTTCGGTTCTGGCAATCAACGCCCCACGTCCTCGGGCAATGCCGGGAACCTGCTTGGCAATCGTGCTAGCGATGGCATCGACACCAAGTCCTGCCGCCTGACCTTCTTCAACCCTGCGCGTGATAAGGTTTCGCGTCGTTTCCGTCACTGACGTAATGCGCCGCCGAATTGCCTCTTGGCTAATCCAGTCAAAGGCAAGATCGTGAAACAGGCGCGCCCAAAATCCTTCCTTGGTTTCGATCTCAAATCCAAACGCCTTGCCTTGGGTTACAATGCGACTGCCAAAAGACGTTGAAGCCCGCAATGCCATGTTGAAATACAGCTTTTCAAAGCGATCGCGGTCCTCAGCGTTGGGCTGCGGGATTTCCCCGGTTATTCGATAATGAGCCAAGAGCCGATTGCACTCATCCATGACCGCCATGGAAGCCGATTTTCTAAAACTGCGCTCAAGCTTGGTAAGCATTCTGACTTGAATTTGCGCCTCACGCGCCATGCTGTTGCGGATAAACGCAGGCTTACGCGCCATCGCCAAGCCCGTTTTCGTCAAAGCTGATCCCGGCATCTTCAAGATTGATCTGCCCAGATCCGATTAGGATCGTGTCGCCGCCGTCAATCGGCTCGTACCCCTTGAGCGCGCGCCGCTCGTTTATCGTCAGGTCAGTTGATGCGTTTGCCATGTCCCATTTCGCGCGGTGCTTTTCCACAATCGCGGGGATGTGGTCAAAGTCTGGTCTGACCTCAAGGCCCCCAAACATATCACCCAGCCAATTGGTCCAGCCTGCCGCGATTTGTTCGCACATAGGCATGACTGTATCCTCCCAAAAAGCTTGCCGCGCCTCGGAATAGTTTGAATAGGTGCTGTCGCCGGGGATGTTGAGCAATAAAGGCGGAACGCCAAGAGACAGGCAAATGTCGCGCGCCGCTGCATAGCGGCCCTCCAACATTTCGATTTCATGCGGCGACATGCCCATGGACTGCCACGACAGACCGCCTTCCAAAAGCATTGGACGGCCAGCGTTGCGGCTTCCTTGGTATTGGTCCTCAAGGCTTTGCTTTAGTCGGTTGAATTGCTCGTCTGAAAGCTGTTCGCCGTCTGACGTCACCAAGGCCCCGCTTGGCCGTGCGCTGTTCTGCATGACTGATTGCGCAAACCGCATGGTTTCATTGTGCTGATCAATGGCGTAGGCCCCCGCCTCGATTGGCGACATCCCGTACCAATCGTCTAGCGGGTTGAACATTTTTTCATGCAGAATGTCGCTGTCTCCGGTCAGGGGGTCTGCATCCCAAGCGTGCCTCGCGCCATTCAACTCGAAAACATACTGCCCAACTGATCCGTTTTGGCCGGGGCGGATTTTCATTCGATCCGGGCGCATGACGTATAGTTCGCGCGGCTGGCTCCCCACCATGACCCGTTCTTGGTATCGGTTGCCGGATAGCATCCAATAGCCGACAAGAGACTGGACGTACTGCGGTCCTGTCATCATTGCATTTGGACGCGCTAGAAGGTCGTTAAACGGCCCTGCAATGATCTCTGTGTCCCCGCGCCAGACTGTCCACTTTACCACCGCCGCCGATCGGGCCAAACGGTCGATAGCCTGATAACCGACAACGTTTAGCTGATACGCTTCTTTGGCGAATGACTTATAATTCCGATCCATCCACCGGGGATCTGGCAAGCCGCTTGTCAGGATTGCGCCAGTCGCAGACGCCTTGACCTCTGGTGATGCCTCTGGCCTTTTGCGGAATGCGTCCAAAATGCCCATTAGAGGCTCCTAATCCTATACTCTGCGCGACCGTTTGCGCCGATCATATCGGCAACCGCATCCATCATTGGGTCCAATGTATCATCATGCGCGCCATTTGGAAACGATGACGCTTCGGATAGCAGGTCAGACAATCCGGCGCATCTGGTTAGCATGACGTTGCCGTTTTCGATATGCGGCGCTGCATCGTATGCCCGCGTGATTTTATCAGTTCCGCGCTGAATTGCTAGGACGGGTATTTTCTCACGCTTTAGCGTTTGAATGAGGCCAGTTCCGCTTACCTTGTCCTCGATTTTGAAGGCTCGTAGCGTCCCCTGACCCTCTGTCGCAGCATGTTTTGCCCAGAATGCGCGGGCACGTTCCAAAAGCTCAGGCGCTTCCCATTTGCCGCGCACCATATCCAGCAAGATAGCATCGCCGTTGCGCGTCTTGCCCCAGCACTGAAAAACGCTGTAGTCGTTTTGTTCTTTGGTTTTTTGCGCTGTGTCTGCATAGATTGCCCTGTATTCGATCGGGGGGAGAACGTCACGAAAGACCCACCACTCATCGCGGAATATGCCGCCCCCGGCTGGTGCGGGGCGTTGCTGCATTTGTCCTGCCCATGCGTAGCTGCCCATTGCTTTTTTGTCGCGGTCAATTACCGCTTGCGGGAACCTTTCGGGAAACAGCAGTTCGCCATCTTTGGTGCGCGGGTCTGTCCAGCCGATGCAGGTTGATGATCTACGGCTTTCCTCAAATTCCATGGGGATGCACAGATGCTCGTACCCTAGCGCCTCTGACAGAACATAGCCTGCCGGGTCTCGCTCATGTAGTCGCTGCATCACCATGACGATTGCAGACGTGGCGGGATCGTTAAGGCGCGTTGGGATTGTTTCGGATATGACCCTGATAGCTGTTTCTCTAGCTGCGTCTGAGTATGCTTTTTCAGGGGATAGTGGATCGTCAATGCTGATCGTGTGACCGCGACGGCCTGTCATGCTGGCGATTGCGCACGCTTGGCGAAAGCCTCTTCTGGTGTTTTCAAAGTAGAGCTTTTCGTTCTGATCGCCTTGGAATGTGATTGGCCAAAGTGACTGATACCATTCGGAGGCCACCAGTTCGCGTGTCAGGCGGTTATCTCTGACGGCCAGTCCCTGCTCATGTGCTGCGCCTATGAAGCGGTGCCACGGTTGGCCGTATGGACCCCATAGCCAAGCGGTGTACATGATGCCGACTAGGGTGGATTTTGATGTTCCTGGCGGGACGTTGATCAGCAATCGGTTGCTGGCGATTTGCCCAGATGCGAGTGCCTGCAAATGGTCGCAGATTGCGTCCATATGCCAGTTCCATGTGAGTTGGTCCGGAATGATGTGTGGCCATGCGCGTTTGACAAAATAGGCCATTGAGTGACGGCATTTCTGCCGTTCGGCCTCGCGCTGTAGTTCACGGGTTACTATCATCGTCGATGTTTTGGGCCATGATCCAGTCAAGGACTTCTGGCGGCGCGTTGCTTAGATCAACGGGCTTTTGCGGTGACATGCTGCCGTCTGGTGATGTATGCGACTGGTCTATCTTGTCGCTGTATCCGTGCTTGCTCAACATCATCTTAGTGATTGGCGGATTGAACGTCCCATCTAGGCCGTTGTTAAGCAATTCCCGCTCTTGTTTTTCTGCTATAACCATGAGGATGTTAGAAAACTGATTGTTTTCATCCTTTGCCCATGCGTGGCATGTTTCGCGTCTTATGCCGATTTCGCACGCAAGACCTGCCACGGATGGCACTTTATCACCGACCAATGACCATCCGCCGTTTGCGTATGCCCATGCTCGTTCAACTAGTTCTTGTGTGTAAATCGTTGGCCTGCTCATGGGGTTTCCTTAACATATTTTTAGTTCGGCGTCACGCGGCGGAAGTACTGGCGTAAACCGCGCCGCCGATGCTGATGATTGGGGGTTTCTATGACTTTTTGCCAGCCCCCAGGCTCTAACAGCTTACCGCCAGCCTTTGCCCGCTGGTCAGGGCGTTCTTTTATTCGAGTATGGCTTTCTGCGGTCCTGCGCCTTGGTTCTGGTATTTCCCG